ACTGGACGCCAGAAGATACGGTATCGATGATGCTGGAAAATGCGCTCTGTACCGTGCTAACGGCGGTATTCCATATGCCTTCTATGGTGCTGAGAATCGCCTCGAAAAACAAGAAGATGAAACCATACGCCGACGAAGCGGCGCTTGTAATGAATTCCCACGCAGCCGCTGCCGCCTCAGAGATTGCACTCCAGGCAGTCGATACCGCGGAGCAAATAGCATCCCACGCGGCGATACAAGCGGCGCGGAATCCCTCGTTAGTGTTCCACAGGTACACAAGTACCGCGATTACCGCGATAATAGCCATAACAATGAGTATAAATGGATTCATCGCCATGATTGCGTTCAAGGCCATTTGAGCCGCTGCGGCAATCTTAGCGCCCGCAGCGTAGGCACGTTGAGCTATACCGGCTGCAATCGTCGCCGCCGTCGAGGACTTAGTCGCCGCGGTCGCCGCCGTATTAGCTCCAGTTAACAGATTGACCGTTGCTACCATGTACTTGTAGTATGCAACGGCTGTCCGTATCGTCAGCGCCGCCATAGTCAACCCTAACAGCGCTCCAATAGCTACCATGATAACCTGGGCCAGTGTCTGATGCTCGGCCACAAACGACGCAACGGCGCCCGTAGCACTAGCAACCGCGCTCAGTACCGAGGTTATCGCCGGCAATAATATACTGCCTACGTTGACCGCCAACGATACCAAGTTGTTTTTGGCTAACTGTAATTGGTTAGCCGTCGTCCCGGCACGGGCTTGATATTCGGCCTCCATAGATCCCGCATATTGCGCAGAGTCTCCGACCTTGCCGAAGTTATCCTTAAGATTATCCAGCTGAGTTAGAAGTGGCGCAATGGCGTTAATGGACTCCTTGCCGAACAAATCAGTCATAACCGCCGCCTGCATTTCTGCCGGCAACTGCTTGATGCGGGATAAGACGTCTATGATAGTGCCCTGGGCATCGGTCTGCATCCGCTTGGCAACGTCTTCCGCGGATAGCCCTAATTGCATAAATGCCGCTACCTGCGACTTAGTCGCGCCTGCACCGGCTACAAGACCCAAGGCCATATTTTTTACGCCGGTCGCCGCTACAGACGACTCGACGCCTACCGACGCCATGGACGCGCCAATAGCCGCAATTTGCGATGCGCTAATACCTGCGACCTGACCTAACGGACCTACTCGCGTAACAATGTCAGAGATAGCATCACTACTGGCAGCCGTCGTGTTGGACAGGTAGTTGACCTGGTCCGCCAGCTGGACGACCTGGCCTTGGTTCATCCCGAAGGCTGTACGCCACTTAGCCATCATTTCGCCCGCTTGGTCAGCGGAAACGTCAAATGCGACGCCCATCTTGATGGCGTCAACGGCGAATTCCTTGAGGTCGCCTCTTGCAATCCCGGCCTGACCACCGGCGGCAACGATTTGCGCGATACCGTCCGCAGCCATAGGCATTTCCTGCGACATCTTAAGGATGTCATCGCCCATTTGTTTAAACTGTTCGGGCGTATCAAAATCGACCGTTTTACGGACGTCAGCCATCGCAGATTCAAATTTCATGGCCTCATTAGCGGCGATGCCCAGCGGCACCGCAATAGCCGCTGCAAACATAGCCCCGGACTTGAGATTTCCGACGGCTTGAGACAAGTTAGCGGACGCCTGCTGCTTAGCTGCAACACGGCCCATAGTGGCCTCGTATTCCTTGGCCGCCTGATTTTTTTTGGCCTGCACCTGTAACATTGACAGCTCTGTATCATACTCGACATAACCCTTGCTGCCCTGCTGCTTAGCCGCAGCCTTTTGCAGTGCTCCCATTTCGCGGTTTGCGGCGCGAATCTGGGACTGCATCTGCTTAGTCTGGGCAATCGCCCGGGACATGGAGCTCCCGACGCTGCCGTCAAGCTGTCCCTTAATGGCGATAGCCATTTCCAACACTCGATTAGCCATGACGGCCTCCCTTCCCGGTGCTACTGATTGCCTTGTTGTACGTCTGGATCTCGTCGGCGATTATCCGCCGCCAATCCATCAGGTCGCTAATTGGTAAGCTCAGGAAAAAATTAATCGGCGTACGCGAGAAATGCGATAGCCTTAGTATGTCTAACCGCAATCGGTCGCCAGTTAATCCGTGCGGTCCTGCGAGCCCGAACCTAATAAAAAACCCTGAGTCTTAATCATGACCGCGGTAAAGTCCCGCGCCGAAAGTGCCAGGATATCATCGTACTTGACATCAGCGGCAATAGCGGCCACATGCGCCTGGTACACCTGGGACAGGGACGGTACGACCATGCCGGCGTCCTCTTTCTTCGCTGCCTTTTCACAGTTCAAAAGCGTATATCCCGTGATTTTGTCAAAATCTAATACCAATGTTTTCTTGCCATCCGGCAAAGCCCGGGACAATTCAACGACCCAATCGGACGGCACCGCCATAGCTTTTTCAGGCGTCTCTACGACGGTAGTTTCTACCACGTTATCTTCTTTTTTCATTTAGCCTCCTAGATTCCTAACGCTTTTCTAATCTGCTGTGTGAGATCCTCGCCGCCAGCGATGAACTTATTAGCATACTTATCGACTTCGAGGATCGTCTTGCCATTGACCTCGTACTTGATGTACGTCGTTTCAATGGTGTTGTCAGAATCGACGGTGCTGGCAGGCTCCCAAGAGCCGCCCGACATCGCCTTAGATCGACCGCGGATAACGACACGGATAGTGTCGATAATGTACTTATTAGCGGCACTGTCCCAATACTGATTGGCACCGCGTGCTTCCAGGGCAACGGCCTGGCCACCGACTAACTTAAGATTCCATTCACTGTTGATATTATGCGAGATTTTAGTCTCCATTGATTCAAACTGGCCAAGTACCGGCGCCTCGATTTCGCCGCCTACCCCTACGCCTTTGACGGTCTGTGTAATCGACTTAAAATCAGGCAACTCCAGCTTAGCTACGCCGTATAACGTACTTCCAGACTCGTCATACAGTCGGAAATCGTTAAGCACTTCAGGCATTTTATTGATTGCCATATATGCTCACCTCCTTATTGGAATAACGCCGCAAATGCAGATGTATCATACTCGGAGATCGTATCGATCTCCTGCATGGGAACTGGCGGCGTCCGTTTTTTATGGAAGCGGAAAATGCCGGCCGCAAGGTCCGTTGTTGGGTTTTCCTCTTCCAGGAATTCGATGCTACCGTCCAGGATATATTCGCGCGATACAAGGCCATTCAGCCGGATGCGCTCAGAATCAAGAATCGTCTTGATATTACGCGGCTTGCCCGGCTTATCAAGGCGACTCCAATAGGTTAAAACAAAAACGGTATCATCCCAGTCAAACATGCGACGAACGCAAAGAAATACGTCTTTGGGGTCCGTCGTACCAGGATAGGCGCCGGTATAGTTCCCCCACAGTACCCATCCTGCCGGCGACGTAATCGCCGTAACAATGCCCTGACTGTTAAGCAGGTTAGCCCGCGTAAGGTCCAGTGTAACCTCAGTGCCATCCTTGAGGCATAAGCCGGTAATCGGCAGCGTCTTGTTAGACGGCGACTCATACGGTACATCGTCATTGGCGGCATCCGTCTGACCGATGCGGCCCATCGCAAGCGTAGACATGTAATAACAATGATCGCCGATGCGGCCCATCGGCCAGCCGACGAACTCATTATTTTGCGTATACCCGTTGCCGGTTTTCCACATGTTGCAGCCGCTGTAGGACTTAACCTGTGTCGTGTCAATATCCACCAGTACCGTACAACTAAACAAGCTATTAAATTTCTTGCTTTTGGCGGCCATGACTGCGGCGACCTCCGGATGATGACTCCAGCCAGGCGCAGCCAAAAGCCCCGGAACGAGACTGGTCTTAGGGTATACAGTATCGAGTAACTCCAGTCCTGTTGCTGTATCGTTACTCCCTACACCGCCGATAATGTCAGCATCCTTGACCATAGACGGGTCGATAGTATCATAAGCGGCATAGATAGTCGTGCTATCGGCAAGGGCGCCGTCCTTAAGCA